CAACTACGTAGCAGGTGCGAATATCGCAGGCTTCCTGAAGGTTGCAGATGCTATGTTAGCACAGGGTGTGTGCTAATCAATAAAAACGAACCCCGGAAATTCAATGTTTCCGGGGTTTTATTGTGCGTATTTTTACAGTGAGTGTTCGTAAGTTTGAGTAAAAATTTGATAGTAATATACTGGCAATATACTTATAATATACACGCAAGATACAAACGATTTTGCATAATATACGCATAATATACTTGGCTTTTGGCACTGTTTTAGAATATTTATACAGTAAAAGGGAGGCATGACCTCCCTTAAATTTTGTTGACTTCATCAATAAGCTGTTGTGTGGTTTTATGTGTGTACACTCCCTTTGTGACATTGTTTTTCATGCTGTGACCCATTATGAGTTTGATGCAAACCTCATTCGCTCCGGCATCATCCATGAGAGATGCGAACGTGTGCCGGCCATCATGGGGAAGATGTTTCATGTTGAGCTTATTCATAACTGTATTGAAATTCGCACTAACATAGGAACCGTATGTGTAGTGATTGCCATATTTGTTGTTTACCAGAAATCTACGGTTGGCATCGTACCGGTTCTTTACGAGAGGCAGGATTTTGTCTGCAATAGGAATAACTCTGTCTGTTCCGGCTTCTGTTTTCATTCCTCCGATCATATATTGTTCGTCCAGATGCACATTATCCGTGGTTATCTCCAAAAGTTCCGTAGGCCTTAGGCCGGTGTAGATCGTAATGAGAATGAGATCCACATTGTTTATCACATACAGTTTAGACCAAAGGGTTGCAATTTCTTCATTGGTATATCTGCTATGGATTTGTTCTGTCGGATCAACCCATGAGTATACAAAGAACTGAGACAAATCTTTTTCTATATAGTTGTTCATCAGGGCATACTTGTATAGATTGTTAAGGATCGTGCGGATATTAGAGACAGTAGAGTTTGATTTACAGGTCCATTTATTGATACACTCCTGGACCTCATCAGTTCGTAGGGCATTAAATTTCTTGTGGTGCAAATCTGATAAGTGGTTGAAAGCAATCTCATAGTTCCGCCAGGTGTTTGATGAAATCTTATCCGGCAGAGCCTTTCGATAATTTTTCCACTTTCCATACATCTCTGCAAAAGTAGGTGTCTCGGCGTATTTAATATGTTCCGCAACCACATCGGCATTATTCAATTCCGACAGAAAAGCATAGGCGTGTTCCTGTTTGGCGAAGTATTCAAGGTATTTGAACGTTTGCCGGTAAGCTATGGAATACTCATAGCCCTCTTCTTGCATCAGAGTCTCGGCGAACTCACAGATGGCATCTGAGGAAATAGCAGCCCACATCTGAGCTTTTCTTTTCCATTTGAAGTTATACCGGTTGAGTTCCCGGCGGATATTAGACGGTGGATCTTTCGGAGCATCAATCTCTACAAATTCCGCAATTTCAGAAGTTCTGACAGCATAAGGTTTACGCCTCTTGCCTTTTAGTTTGATTACACTACCGTAACCGTTTGGCAGACGCATAATATCATCCCCCTTTTCTTAAAAATGGGCGTAAAAATGCCCGGTATATTGTTTTTCTACCGGGAAGATGATATAATGCAAGTTGTCCAGACGAGCGCATATCGGAGCTTTCCGGTGTGTGTTCATAGATACCGTCTCTGTTAGCAGCAGAGGCGGTTTTCTATTTTAGTATTTCTGTCGATTTTCAACGACTCTACCAATGATTCTCACTGGTTTGTTTTCAATCTCTTCATTTGAGTAGAAGAGTGGTTCGTATGCCTGATTAAAAGGGATTAGCCTGATGCCACTCGGATATTTTGCCAATTTCTTACAGGTAGCACTGTCTCCATTTACCAATACAATGACGAGATCTCCACTTTCTGCATAATTCTGTTTGCGGACGATTACTACATCCCCATTACATATGCGTGGTTCCATAGAATCCCCTTTGATTTTCAATGCAAAAAAATCTCCTGTATGAGCCAATTCCTCAGAAATTTCTTCATAGTCTATAATATCCTCAATAGCTTCAATGGGTATTCCGGCAGCCACATTACCGAGAACCGGTATACGGATTGCTTTCTTAGCCATTTTCACTTTTTCGGGAGAAACCGATACTTTCATATTATCGTCTAACTGAGAAAACAACTCATCAAAACTCATAAACATTCCGTTTGCCGCTTTCTTTATAGAGGTCATAGACGGAACAGGCGGTTCTCCTGTTTTCGGATTGAGATTATTTTCAAGCTGAGATATGTAACCTTTACTCAAACCACTAGCTTTCGCAAAACTATCCATGCTCATGCTATTTTCTTCTCTATATGCCCTTATTATCTGCCCTAATGTCATACGAAAACCTCCTTTCGATGTTTAGTCCATTATACAATGCACTGTACAAAAAGTCAATTTTTTTGTAAAATGTGCTTGACAATAAATGTTTAGTCGGCTATACTCAAATTGTTCAGTCGAGCAAACATCGGACAAAGAAAGGAGGCGCAGTAATGGCGTATCGAATCAGAGAACTTAGAGAAAAGAAGAAACTTACCCAGGAACAGTTAGCTCAAATGTCTGGCGTAAGCAGAACAACCATAGTTCTGCTTGAAAACAATGAAGAGCATGAGACTATGGTCGGTACTCTGAAATCGTTGGCGGCGGCTTTGAATGTCCCTGTCAGCAAACTTTTTACCCAAAAAGTTTAGTCGAGCAAACACGAAAAGGATAATCCACAACGAACTAAGGCACAGCAAAACGAACAGATTGAGGTAAGAAGCAATGAACAATGAGAGAGTGACACCAAAAAATGCAGCGAAAGAGTTGCAAATGGATGTGATTACGCTCCGTGAACTTATGAAAAGGGAGAAATTGCCTATTGGATATGCCATAAAGCGAGAGGGTAAATCCAAGTGGGGATTTTACATATATCGCCACCTTTTGGATCAGGAGAAAGAACGACTTGGTATAGGTTAAGCATCCGCAAGGATTGTTTAATAGATATTTTTTGAGGAAAGGAGACGCACCATGAGAAAAGGTACAGTTAAATGGTTCAACGCCGCAAAGGGCTATGGTTTCATTACAGGCGAAGATGGAGTTGACGTGTTCTGCCATTTCAGCGCATTGCAGATGGACGGTTACAAGACTCTCGTAGAGGGACAGCCCGTAGAATTTGATGTTGTTGACGGAACCAAGGGACCGCAGGCATCCAACGTAACAGTAATTCAGTAGCGGTTTAGGGGTAAGGCATTGCCGAACCCCATAAACAGAGAAAGGAAAATCCACCATGAAGATTTCAAAAATCACGATAAAGCAACTCTTCGGGATTAAGGAATGGAAGGGGGACGGAAAGAACATTGAGCTTGTCGGAGACAACGGTACTGGAAAAACATCCGTTATTGACGCAATCAGATATGCTCTTACAAATTCCTCCGACCGTGAATTTATCGTAAAAAACGGAGAGACAGAGGGAGAGATTTACATAGAAACAGATAACGGTCTCTCCATTGACAGAAAAGCCAGAACGGCAATGACAGATTACAAATCTGTTAAACAGAACGGCAATGTAATTCCAAGTCCCGAGTCGTTTCTGAAAACAATATTCACACCGTTGCAGCTTTCCCCTATGGAGTTCATCTCTATGGATAAGAAAACCCAGAACGCAACGATTTTGGATATGATTCAGTACGATTGGAACCTTGACACCATCAAGGAATGGTTCGGGGAGATTCCGAGGGATGTAAATTACGAGCAGAATATCTTGGCTGTCCTGAATGATATTCAGGCAGAGAACGGTTACTACTTTATGCACCGTCAGGATGTAAACCGTGATATTCGTGCGAAGAAAGCAGTTATCGCAGATATTGGCAGTTCACTTCCTATCGACTATGACGGAGAGAGATGGGAAAAGGAAAACCTCTCAGAACTCTACACAGAGATCGAGAAGATCCGCAAGAACAACGAGACTATTGAAAAGGCAAAACGCCTTAGAGACAGCCACGATGGAAAAATCCGCTCATTTCAGGCAGACAAGGAAATCAAAATTGCCGCACTTGATACGGAAATGGCTCAGCAGGAAAAGAACATTGAGAGTGAGTTGGCACAGCTTGAAGAGAGAATAAAAGCCCTCAGAGAGAAGAAAGACGGCCTTGCTGGTGTAAAAGCGGACAAGGTAAAGGTAATTCAGTCGGAGTATGAGGCAACCGTGTCTAAGTATGAAGCTGAGCAGGCATCCTACGCAGAATACGCAGATATGGAAACCACACCTATTGATGATCTTATGGCAAAAGCCAATGAGACTGAGAAGATGAAAGGCCATATCAATGAGTGGCGCAGAATGTTGAACATCCAGAAAGAGGTTGATGAGTTGCAGAGTGAGTCAAACAGTCTCACAGAGAAGATCGAACTGGCAAGAACTCTTCCGGGAACCATTCTGGAAACCGCAGAGATTCCGATTGAGGGTCTGACCGTTAAAGACGGAATACCTCTTATCAATGGATTGCCGGTAAGCAATTTGTCAGAGGGAGAAAAACTTGACCTCTGCATTGATGTGGCAATTCAGAATCCGGCGGGATTACAGATCATCCTTATTGATGGTACTGAGAAACTGTCTGAGGAAAACCGCACACGTCTCTATGAGAAGTGCAAAAAGAAAGGGTTGCAGTTCATAGCAACCAGAACCACAAGCAACAATGAATTAACAGTTATTGAACTGTAGGAGGAAACACTATGGCAGGAAAGAATGATAACTTTGACGCACTTATGGCGATGATGGCACTCAAACACATTATGGATGATACGAAAGATATTGAAATCCATCCATTCACTTGTGAAGTGACCGTAACGCCTACATCAATCAGTTGCAGTTCTTCTGGAAATAAGGCATTTCTCGAAGATATTGACGGTGGAATGGAGTGGGCGGAGGAAACCAACAACCTCATCAAAGATATTATGTCTGAGCAGACGATAAAGCTCACTGATTTGATGAAAAAGAAATTTGGTTTCGATACCGTCAAAGTTAAGCCCAACTCCGAAGATGGTTTTGCGGATTTTTTGAAGAACCTTTTCGGGGGGGGTACAGACGATAGCGAATAAAACAAATAATCTGCCTGCCATAGCCTTTTCTTGGTAGGCAGATTCATAAAAATACAAGGAGGTTATTTATGGCAACAAAAGACACAAATTATTTAGTGGCAGTTCATAAAGGACTGGACGAAAGCCTTGAAAAACAGGTTGCGGCTCTGCCGGAGAAATTCAACAAGCAGAGATTTTTACAAAACTGCATGACGGTTCTGCAGGACGGACAGGCTGATTTCTCAAAATGCGAAGCACCGACCGTTGTGCGAACACTATTAAAAGGAGCTTTCCTTGGTCTCGATTTCTTTAACGGAGAGTGTTACGCAATTCCCTACGGAACACAGTGCCAGTTCCAGACGGACTACAAGGGAGAAATCAAACTCTGTAAAAGATATTCGAGCAACCCAATCCGTGATATTTACGCAAAGGTTGTTCGTGAGGGAGATTCGTTTGAGGAAGTAATCGACAATGGAAAACAGTCGGTTAATTTCAGACCGAAAGCGTTCAACAATGGAGAAATTATCGGTGCATTTGCGGTAGTTCTCTACAAAGACGGTTCCATGATGTACGACACCATGAGCAAAGAGGACATTGAACATACCAGACAGACATTCTCAAAGGCAGCAAACAGTAAGGCGTGGAAAGAAAGTTACGGAGAGATGTGTAAGAAAACAGTCCTCCGCCGTTTGTGTAAGCTGATTGACCTTAATTTTGACACTGCCGAACAGTGCCAGGCATTTGAAGATGGATCTGCCTTTGATGTAAAGGAAAAACCAAAAGAGAAGTATCAGGCACAGGACATTTATCAGTCTCAGGATCAGAGTTCTCATAACGGAGATGAGGATTCTGATGGTGTGATTGACGGAACATTTAAGGAAGTAGATGAGTAACCTCATCGCACTTACCCCGGAGAATTATTACTCACAGGAAGCCAATATGCAGTATGTGTCCGTATCTCAGTATAAGGACTTCAATGGAACAACCGGAAAGTTAGGTTGCGAGGCTTATGCGATGGCAAAACTCCGGGGAGAAGTAGAGGAAGTCTCCACCACTCCGTTATTGGTAGGTTCTTATGTGGATGCCTACTTTGAGGGGACACTTCCTACATTTTCCGCTCAGCACCCAGAAATCTTTTCATCCAGAGGTAAAACCGCCGGAGAATTAAAAGCCGAGTACAAGCAGGCCTCTGCAATGATTGACAGGGCAGAAAAAGACAAAGTTTTTATGCAGTATATGGCCGGAGATAAACAGGTAATTATGACCGGGGAAATCAATGGCATACCGGTAAAAATCAAAATTGATAGTTGTGATGGAAAAAGGATCACTGACTTAAAAACCGTAAAATCTGTTACAGAAACTTTTTATGCAAAGGATCTGGGGCAGAGACTTAATTTCTGCGAATGGTGGGGATATGACCTCCAAGGGGCTGTTTATAGAGAAATATATAGGCAGAACACGGGTAAATTGTTACCGTTTTATATTTGTGCAATTAGCAAAGATAAGACTTCTCCAGGAAATATACCTCATCCGAGAATTAAGGTTATTGAAATTCCACCTATGGTTATGGATGAGAAACTGGCAGAGGTCAAAAACAATATCGTGAAAATTCAACGCATTAAAGACGGAGACATTGAGCCGCTTAGATGTGAGGTATGCGATTATTGTGCCGATACTGAGATTCTGGATGGTCCTGTCTCCATGGATATGCTGATGGGAGAGATTTAATGAAAGATTCAATCGTAATTGATATGAAATACGCTGATTACGATATGATAGACGGCTCTTACGGTGTCGAGAGGCATCACTTGATGGGTGGGGCGAACAGGAGTCATGCAGACGAGGATGGCCTGTGGGTTCCTTTATCGCCGGACCACCACAATTCAAGCAGAATGAGTGTTCATCACAACAAGGAAATGAGAGTAATGAGCCATATAATTGCACAGCTGGCGTATGAGCTTGAAATGGTATCTACCGGACAAGCCAAGGATAAGAACGAGGCAAAGGAAATGTTTCGGAGAAGATACGGAAAAACATTCGTATAGTAGGCGATACGCTTATTATAAATAATTCTTTAGAAAGGAAGTGAAAACAGTGGCAGAGAAACTTACATTGGCATCCATGTGTGCCGGAGGCGTTCAGGAACGTATCGACAGAGCGTTAGCGAAAATCTCAGATAACATTCTGGATTTGAACACTGATGCAAAGAAGAAACGTGTCCTTGATGTAAAGATCACTCTCGCTCCTAATGAGGATGATAGAGAGGATGTTTCCGTTGAGGTACAGACTTCCGTTAAGTTAGCTCCTGAGATGGGACTGAAAACTCAGTTGTTCATCAATAAGGATTTCAGAAGTGGTGTTACAACCCTTACTGAACATTCCAAAGGTGCGATCAAAGGACAGCTTACCTTGGACGATTGCGGTATGAGCATGAACCCGGAGGAAGTTGAGGAAGAAAAACCGATAACGGCAGAGGAACTTGGTTGTGATCCTGAAACCGGAGAGGTTATTGAAAAGCAGCCGGAACAGAAAACCGAACACAAGGTTATTAGCCTGAAAGCGGTTAATGATTAAAGGAGGACATTATGAATTTTGGAAAAGCAATAGAAGAGATGAAGTCTGGTAAGAAAGTTGCAAGGCAGGGATGGAACGGAAAGAACCAGTACATTGAACTTGCAACTAATATCAGCTACAAAAACGCCGGTGGCGATATTGTGAACTGCGAACATGATGCCATCGGAAACAAAGCAATCGCATTTGTCGGAACATCCGGTGTACAGATGGGATGGCTTGCATCTCAGGCTGATATGTTGGCTGAGGATTGGCAGATCGTACAGTAACAGGAGGAAGATATGTTAAAAGCAGCTATTGAGAAGATTCTTTCTCTCGATGCTCCCCATATTGAGGAAATCGAGGGAAGAACCTATGTAGACAAAGATATGACGCAGATCGGCAAGGAACTCAGAGCAACCGGTATCACAATGAGTAATCTGAGCAGCCTTGTGGATTTCATCAAAAAGAGTAAAGCAGATTTCAAGACCGGTCATTACATCGCCCAGGTGGTATCTCCTACTGAGGTTCGTCTGTTCTCCAGTTTGGATGCAGACCGCCAGAGAGAAACACTGGCAGTTGTCAAAGCAGAGATCCCAGAGTTTTCATTCGGTCAGTTCATCGGAAACGAAGAGTTTGTTATCGGTGTGCAGTCCAAGTTCTTAAACGAGGATGCTGAGGCAAATGATAAGCCTATCATCTTACAGTTTGCCGGAAATGTTAAGGCCGGCACTGTTGCAGAATACGGAGACACCGGAGTAGGACAGAAAGCGGCAATCAAGAAAGGCGTTGCCTCTCTGCAGGAAGTTGAAGTTCCGAGTCCTTGCCGCCTGATGCCGTACAGAACCTTTACAGAAGTTGCACAGCCTATGAGTAACTTTATTTTCAGAGTAAAGGACAATGATCGCTATGGCGTTACCTGTGCCTTGTTTGAGGCAGACGGAGGCGCATGGAAGAATGAGGCGAAAGCCAACATCAAAGCGTATCTCGAAAAAGAACTTGCGGATGTATCAAACATTTTCGTGATTTCCTAAATAATCGTAACCCGTAAATATGTTTCTGCAATTATCTCCTAAGATTGGTCTCTGAGGAAAATATGTCACGAAAGCCGCAGAACACACAAACGGTTTACCTCCTTTTAAGAAATTCGATTAGTTAAATGGTATAAACCCTGACAAGGATCTTTTGTTAAATTACCTAGGAGCCGTCATTCCGGCGGCTCCGCCCATAATGAAAGAAAGGAGGGGGATAGATGCACAAGGTTGTTATCAAAGGGAATTACTATGGCAGAACCAGAACCTTGCCGGATCTTAACGATTATTTGCATGAATGCGCGAGGCATCCACAGATGGGTGCGAAAATGAAAAGAGACTACCAGATGATCGTGTGTAATGCCATTAGAACGCAGTTACCACGATTGACTATAAATAATCCAATCATCATTCATTATCGGTTCTATGAGCCGGATAAACAGCGAGACAAGGGCAATATATTCGCCTTTGCTGACAAGGTGTTTGAGGACGCATTGCAGAAATGCGGAGTAATCAAAAATGACGGTTGGGGCGAGATTGATAACTTTACGCATGACTTCTATGTGGATAAGAAAACCCCAAGGATTGAGATATTCCTTGAAGAGATAGAGAAAGGACCGTTCGATGGCTGAGAAAAAGTATTTTTGGCTCAAAATGCCCCGGAACTTCTTTGAAAAACACTATATCAAGATACTTAGAGCAAAGGATAATGGCGATCTTTTGGTTATGTTCTATATATGGATGATTACAGAGTCAATCGACCATGAGGGCAAACTGCGATTTTCCGAAGATATTCCGTATGACGCAGAAATGTTGGCGGAAGCATCCGGTTTTACGTTACAGATTGTTACACAAGCGTTACAACAATTTTCAAAATTACAGCTTGTGGTTACGGAAAGTGACGGCACGCTATTTTTACCAAAATCTCTGAAAATGATTGGGTCTGAATCGGCATCCGCACAGAGGGTTAGGGAGTATCGGGAGAGAGAAAAAAACAAGACAAAACCCACTGAGACACCCGAAAACACTGAATGTAACGAACGTGTAACAGAGAGTAACGTTAATGTTCAAAAAGGTAACATAGAGAAAGAGTTAGAGAAAGAGTTAGAGAAAGAAAATAAAAAAGGGGGAAAGAGGGAAACTACCCAATCAATTTTTGAAAGGCTTCTCCCTGAGTACACCATCTCTGATGTAATGGCAGATAAACTTCGCGAATGGTTCAAGTATAAGACGGAACGGAAAGACGGATATAAGGAACAGGGCATGAAGTCGTTGTTAAAACAGGTTGCCAATAAGGTCTCTGTCTATGGAGATACTGCCGTATGCAATCTTATTGATGAATGTATGTCGAATGGATGGAAAGGCATTATTTGGGATAAATTGCAATCATCTTCTGCATACAGAAATAGCGGAGATCGCATTGGAAACAGAGTAAAGGATGTGGATGGCTGGTAATGGAAAGAGAAGAATTTAAGATTTTGGTAAAAGCTATGAAAGCGGTCTACGCACAGCCGACATTCATACCAGATAAAGACGCTTTCGATGTGTGGTATGGATTATTACAAGATCTTCCGTATGAGCAGGCAAACTTGGCAATACAAAAGTACATGACGAGTGAACGTTTTCCTCCAACCATCGCAGATATTCGCACTAAAGCAACGGAGATTATTGCTCCGGCGGAAGAAAGCATGAGTGAACTGCAGGCATGGGCGTTGGTACAGAGGGCGTTAAGGAACTCCGGTTACAACTCAGAAGAGGAATTTGCAAAACTGCCGGAGGCGTGCCAAAGAGCTGTTGGAACGGCGGCAAACCTCAAAGAGTGGGCGTTGATGGATTCAGACCAAGTGGCAACCATTGAACAGTCGCACTTTATCAGGAACTATCGTACTTCGGTGCAGCGGATGAAAGAAGAGGCACGTCTGCCGGAGAATGTAAGGATGCTCATAGCCGATATGGGGAAGAAACACGCAGCACTTATGGAAAAAGCAGTAGACCCACAGATAGAAATGCAAAAAATTGAAGTGCCGGAGGAAAAGACCGAACCACCATCCGGTATGTCAAACGAAACCAGAAAGAGACTGGATGAAATGTATGAGAAGTTCGGTGTTAAAAAGTAACGGAGGAAAGGGCAGCGCGCATAAATCCTGGGAACCTCTGAAATGGATTGAGAAAATTATCATACAAAGAGATGAGGGAAAGAGGATTGTGTCCGAAGTGTGGTAAAGAAAACCCAACGCCGGAAAGATCCATGTGTCCTGACTGTGCGGCAAGAAATTCTGAATTACGCAAGCAGAACCGAAAATACCATGAAAGGATTGGGATATGCACTCATTGTGGGAAAAATCCAGCAGAACCTAACAAAAAGCTATGTTATGAGTGCTTGGGTCAATTTCAAGATAGTTATTCGGAAAAAGGGAAAACCGATGAACAGAAAGAGAAAGATCGGCTGAGGAAAAGGCAGTTAAAACAGACACGCATCGAAAACGGACTATGCCCCAGATGCGGAAAACATCAATCACAGAATGGTGGTTTATGCCAGAGATGCAGGGCGTATCTGAAAAATTACAGAGACAAAAACCGATGCGATTTGTCACGTTCAGAGAGACCGGACTACGGCATTTGCTATATATGTGGCAAAAATCCAACAATGAAAGGGAAAAAGGTGTGCGATAAGTGTTATGAAACACGGCTGAGTACCTTACCGGCAATGTGGGAAAATGCGAATAATGACTACTTCCGGCAGCTTAATTATGCGAGATTTTGCATGATAAAAAATCAAAGAAAGGAGAAAACGAGTGGATCAGATTTCAATGTTTGATTTAATGTACCCAACATTTAAGACTAACAACCCAGTGCGATTGATAGAATTGTTTGCCGGGGTTGGTTCTCAGGCGATGGCACTTCGTAATCTTGGCGTACCGTTTGAACATTACCTTATGTCTGAATGGGAAATGCACGCCACGGCATCATACAAAGCTATTCACATGGCGGACGATGATACGGATTACAGTGCAGAAATGAGTTCTGAGGATGTTATACAGGCACTTACTCAGTTGGGAATATCCGTGGATGGAAAGAAACCTCTCACGGAAGAGCAGATAAGGAGTCATTCATACAGTGACGCATGGCGCAGAGAATGTTACAACAACATAAAAGCCACGCACAACCTTGTCAACATTTGCTCAATGAGGGGGGGTGATCTGGCAATAACGAATACTGACAGATACACCTACCTTATGACGTATTCGTTTCCATAAGACCTTGCCAGGACTTATCACTCGCCGGAAAGATGCGAGGAATGAAAAAAGGATCAGGAACACGTTCCGGGTTACTGTGGGAAGTTGAAAGACTTCTGAATGAGACAGAAAATCTTCCCCAGATACTTCTCATGGAGAATGTGCCACAGGTTATCAGCGCAGACAACATAGACGATTTTCATAGCTGGTGCAGCTTTCTTGAAAGCAAGGGATATAAGTGTTATACGCAGATCCTCAATGCAAAGGATTACGGAGTGGCACAGAACAGAGAGCGTTGTTTCATGGTATCTATTTTGGGAGATTATAATTACAAATTTCCGCAGCCGGTTCCACTGGATAAGACAATGAAAGATTATTTGGAGGACGAGGTAGACGAAAAGTATTACATCAACTCTGAAAAGGCACAGAAACTCATCAAGGACTTACGAGAGAGCGGTCAGTTAGACGGTATCTCAAAAACCGTTAGGGGGGGGCAGAGGCTCAGTAGACCGGCATCATTGGGATGCGGTGTTACAGAAGTAGACAGCTCAGATGAACCATGAGCCGGCCATTGATTGTGGCTCATACGGGAACAGGCGGAGAAAGAGGACGTATAATGTCCCCAGATGGCATATCAGTGGCATTGTCGGCAACGGATTATAAAGATCCACCGAAAGTTTTAGTGGAGGAAAAAGTAAATGGCAGACAGAATAATCGTAGTCGGCTCACTGAACCCGGAAAAAGAAGTCCAGGACAGGGTCCGAGTTTTATCGGGGGGGGTATTTGCCAAGCGATAAGGGCAACAGACTACAAAGATCCTCCGAAAGTGCTTGTGGAATCTACGACCCATACAATAAAGCATTGTACAAAATGATATGCCCTACCCTATTGGCGAGCGACTACAAACATTTGAAATATGTAATTGAGGAACTATGAAATGGCAAATAAGATACGCTGCATACAACTGGGGAATATCGCCGTAGGAAAGAGCTGGGATAATCCTCAGAGAGGAAGAATTTATTCCGTAGACGGAATTGCCCCGACCTTAAACACTTGTGGGGGGGGGCAATTTGGAACCAAAGATATTAGAAATCAAGGAAAGGAAAGAAGATATTGCAGACCGGGATTAAGAGGTTAGGCAATATTCTCCCCACTTCCACGAGAGAGAACCCAAACCAAGGGCGAGTGTATGATACCGGCGGCATAGCTCCGGCGATTACGAGTGGGGGGGTACTGTACCTTGCATAATAACAGAGACGGAGGCGAAAACGTGGTTGAAAGAATCATTGTTGCAAGCAGAGGGCGAAACCCAAGCAATCCATCAGACAGAACCACAGGCGCACCAACGGAACAACGGTTAGAGCCAAACTCAGAGGGGTTGTGCAATACACTTACTTCCGTCCAAAAAGACAACTATGTTTTGGAGATAAGAGTAAATGAGGATTGACTTTGCGATATGCCGTTGCGTCAGAACTGAATACGGCAAAAGGATAAGAAAATTATACGAAAGCCACCAGATTTCAGAAAAAAGAGGCAATATGACTCAACTTGAAGCAAGAACTGATGGTATATCCAACACCCTCACAACTGTTCAAAAAGACAATCTGGTTTTAGAGATAAGGACGGTGGATGATGGATAGAGAGTATGTAGGCATCCGGCAGGCAACACAGAAAGGTTATATCGAATGTGAGATTGGCGGAGCTGCAGATTTCTCATACCCGACAAGTAAATTACGGCGAGGAAGAGTGCAAGGCGGCGGTCATGTATGCCCTACACTTACATCCCAAAGCATGGGGATTTGCCGTATTGAGAAAATTGTTCGGGGGGGGGCAGGACGGTATGCAGCATAGTGACAATCTCGCGGAAAGGAGTACAGAAATGGCAAAAGTAGGGCAGATTTCCAACGAGGGAAGTCAATGCGGATCTGTTTATTCTGATAATGGCAATTCTCCAACGCTGACCGCCGGAACGCATGGAGATGCGAACTCAAAGGTTTGCACAGAGTACCGCATAAGAAAGCTCACTCCAAAAGAGTGCTGGCGGCTGATGGATTTCTCAGATGCAGATTTCCATAAGGCGGAGAAAGTAAATAGTAACACACAGCTTTATAAGCAGGCCGGAAACAGTATTGTGGTAAATGTTCTGGTAGCAATTTTAGGGCAGTTATTCTCTGGAAAAGAGGATGCGTATAAAAACTGTAAAGTAAAAACAGAAAGGTAGGAAAGGATAATGCAGAAATTGAAACAAACAATCGTGAAAAGAAAATCACATACCATAGATGAGGGAACAATGGGATTTCACGATTATGTTGAAAAGAAAGAGGACTTTTCCGAGTTCGTTGGAAGAGTAACGGATGCCTGCGAGGCGGTTGATGGAAAATTCCTGAGTGTGTCATATCCAAGTGAGGATGTCGCAGTTATTCTTTACAAGTGGTCTGACGGATTACATTAAATTTTTTTACAGAAAATGTTTAGCCAACCAAACAAAAATAATTTGAAAGGAGAAAATTCAGTATGTTTGGAAAAACAGAAAAGGAAAAACAGGAAGATAACAAGGAAACAGACGTTGAATATGCAGACTATGAGATCTGCCGGAAAAGCAAGGTAGGAGAGTATTTACAGACCGGTCAGGAGTTCTTTGTTGCGGACATGAAGAAAAAGAAAATCTACAGTTCCAATGACCTGAGACTGAGAGAACTGTCTGAAAAACTGGACTTAGAGCACACGTTCGTATTCAAAGAAGCAAATTATATGTAACACCAGAAAGGAGATATAGAAGTGGGAAATAAACACGCTATATCCGACCTTTATCAAATGCAGTCGCTCTCACTTAAAGCCAAAATCCGCATGACAAAGTGGAGGATCCGTGAGTGGGTGGATATGTACGGAGAGGACGGTGTGTATGTATCTTTCTCTGGTGGAAAAGACAGCACAGTTCTCCTCGATATTGCAAGGCAGCTGTACCCAAACATCAAGGCGGTATTTGTTGATACCGGACTTGAATACCCGGAAATTCGTCTGTTTGTAAAAACAGTCAGTAATGTGGACTGGATAAGACCGAAGCTGACATTCAGACAGGTAATTGAGAAATATGGCTACCCGTTCATAAGCAAAGAGGTTTCTGAGTGCGTATATGGTGCGAAGAAATTCTTACGTGGGGGGGTACAGCCAATTCTACCGTAAACTCACGGGATGCGGAGAGTATGCGAAGAATAACTCCGGGGGGGGGGGCAGACAACAAGTATAGAAAACTTAGGGGATTGGGAGAGTATTCCCGTAAGAGTAAAGATACTGTTCGGAGCGATGACAAAGGGGAATATCCCTAACGGAGAAAGAAGCAAATACAGTTGCGAAAGATACAAATTCTTTATCGACTGTCCTTATGAGATTTCATCAGAATGTTGCAAGGTTATGAAAAAAGCTCCGGCACATTCCTATGCTAAATCAACTGGCAGAAAACCAATGACAGCCCAGATGGCAACGGAAAGCCGGCTAAGGACACAGCAATGGCTTAAAAATGGCTGCAATGGATTTGATATGAAATCTCCGATAAGCAATCCAATGTCATTCTGGACGGAACAGGATGTGCTTACATACATCAGATTGTACGGAAATGATATGGTTCGCCGGAGGGCAGAACAGAGCGATGAGTACATGAAATATGGCAACAGATACGTTTCGAGAGAGACAGGAGCAACGATGGAATCCGCAGAGATTGGCAGACCGATATGTTCCGTTTACGGAGAAGTTGTGACGGAGGATGAGGAACACGGTCAAATGACTCTGGCAGATGTGACAGACTTAGGAATATTTGATTTTGGCAGACCATTACTCAAAACTACCGGGTGTGAACGCACCGGATGTATGTTTTGCGGATATGGATGCCATTTGGAAAAGTCTCCCGGACGTTTTGAAAGGATGAAGATAACACATCCGAAACAGTATGAATACATTATGAAACCTTGGGACGATGGAGGACTTGGTTTCAAAGAAATTATTGATTGGATCAATGAACATGGGAATCTGAATATCAGATATTAGGAGGCAGATATGACACAGAAACAGTTAAGAGACCTCAATACAATCGTGGAAACCTACGGTTCGGATAAACAGGAAGATATGGCAATCGAAGAGTGTTCGGAACTCATCAAAGCCATTCTGAAATTCCGCCGGAGCAACGCAAAGGATTCTGATTTGAGAGATGCGGTTATTGATGAGATTGCAGACGTACAAATCATGCTTACACAGCTTGGAATTATTTTCAACTGCGTGGAAGAGGTCAATGAGCGTATTGATTTCAAGATCGACCGCCAGATGGGTCGAATTAAGGAAAGAGAGGCAAAACGTGATGTTTGTTAAGTCTCAGGATGGAGCGGTAGTTCTGAACAACGACAAGGTAACAGAATACAGCACGGACAGCAAATATGATGGGCGGTACAAAGTTGCTGCCCTCGTAGGAGAAAACAGAGTAGTGATTGGCAGATATTCTACGAAAGAAAAATGCAGAATGGCGATTTCAATGCTTATGGACTGCTACACCATGAATTTGCTGTTTGAAAGAGGACAGGATGAAAACCCCAGAGACTTAGTATGTGAATATGTGGCGGATCAACCACTTGGAGTGTTCGAGATGCCGCAGGAGGATGAAATCGAATAGGAGGACACTATGAGCAAAGAGTTTTATAGAGGGGAAATCTTCTATATCCGCAACGAGAGCGAATATAGCGGAAATGTACAGGGGGGGGTAGACCTGCGGTAATCATAAGCAATGATATTGGTAACAATGCAGGACCTATATTGGAAGTGGTTTACCTTACCACCCAGGAAAAGAAACCGTTGCCGACACACGTTAAAATCAACAGTTCAAAATATCCGTCCACCGTGCTTTGTGAGCAGATTGATACGGTAAACAAGGATAAGGTTGGAGATTACATAGGACAGTGTTCTATGGCAGAAATGAAAAAGATCGATGCAGCGTTGGCGGTAAGCATCGGCATTGGAATTAACATCAAATCGAATGATCTGGTAAAGAAGTGGGCGGAAGCTGCAAATGAAGCAGTGAAGCCAGATGAGAAAGAACCTGAACCTATTGCAGAAAAGGTGGAGATGCCGGACGTTGAGACACAGTTGGAAATTGCAAAGATAACTGCTGAGAGGGACGTATACAAACGATTATACGAGGAAGCAATGGCACGGAGATAGGAGGAAACATGGCTCTAATAAAGAGAGACAGAGAAAACTTCTGGATATTAAATTGGCTTGATGAGTACATGACCGGTCATAAAGGATTTATATGTGGAGGATGTTTCAAAAACATATTCAATAAAGAAAAGGTAAAGGACCTTGATATTTTCTTTGAGAATGAAAGCGATTTTGATGATGCGGTACAGTATTTTGACAGTCAGACACCAGGATATGACGGAGACGATGTAAGAGATGAGAAATATCATTTCCACTACGAAAACGACAATGTAAAGGCATACAAACACATTGAAACAGGTGTTGTGCTTGAACTTTGTTGCAAAATATTTGGAAAACCGGAAGAAATTCTGAATAAGTTCGATTTCACAATCACGAAGTTCGCATATTACAAAGAGGAAGTAGAGGATGAAACTGGTGCGGTAGCGAAAAGACAAGAACTTCCGTTTGAAACTCTGGAAGATGAGCATTTCTTAGAGGAAATTGGAATACCGGAAACACACATTGAGTACAAAATCCTGATGGATGATGCGTTTTTTGAACATCTACGTCTTAAACGGATTGTAATTGATAAAGATATTCCATTTCCAATGAGCACTTTTGAACGGATGCTGAGATATGCAAAGTACGGATATTTCCCATGCAAAGAAACAAAGATGAAGATAATCAATGCACTTAGGGATTTAACAGACGAACAGGTTGAATTATCTGAAAGCCTTTATGACGGCATGGATTAAGGAGGAAAGATGAAAAAGACAGCGAGAGTAATTATCACATCAAAGTGCGACCGGAAGTGCCCGGGGTGCTGCAACAGCAAATTGGACTACACATCATTGGCGAAAGTGATTGGCGGTATCACGGCATTAAAGGACTATGAGGAAGTTGTGATTACCGGCGGAGAGCCTATGATAAATCCGGCACAACTCTACACAGTCATTAAAATGCTCAGAAAGCAGAATAAGAGACAGAAAATCTATCTTTATACGGCTTGTCTGACAATGGACGATCATCCGGTAATTTTAAAACACTTGGATGGTATCACAGTAACAGTCCATGCAGAAGCCACAGATGAGGATATTCGTAATCTGAAATACATGAGTTCCAATCTCTACGATGAGGACTTGGATATGCGCCTGTTTATCGACAAGAGGGTGTACGACAGGTACGACTTATCTAATATCTGCATGAAAACATGGGATGTAGTGAGAAAACTGGAATGGAAAGAAAAGTGCGATCCGGCAGAAAACGAAGAACTGTTTTTGTGGAATCTTTATTAAGGAGGCTGCCATGGAAACTTATAGAGTTGTATCAATTACAGACAGAAAAGGCAATCCGAGAATTGAGGGCAGATACCCTCTCAGAGTAGGGAGAATGTGCAAGAAACCCACTCCAAGAAACGGAGATGCCATGATGATTGAATGGTTGGCTCAGCCGGATGGAACACCGTATGTCGGCATGATTGTTACGAGTACAGTTATCGGATTCAAGACCGAGGATAGAGGAAAATACATTGAGGTAACAACCAGAAATTCAATCTACACATTTGAGAGAGTATGAGAGAAACAGAAACTTTTGAGTATATCCGCCGGAAGTACCCGGACAAGGAAGAAACATGGAGAAAAGTCACACGGCTTGTTAAGTTTGATGAGAATTTGGAAGTAAAGAGTGTGCATGATTTCAACATCAACTGCTACATATCAACATTTGGGAGACTTATAAGAAACGGAATCCTCTGCAATATGGCATACGGAGATAAATACGATATTTCCAGTATGTTCACAGATATGGACGGAAACCAAGTACGGTTTAAGAGACACCAGATTGTTATGCAGACTTTCTTCATGGGCGATAGACGGCGGTATGACACCGTAGACCATATAAACAACATGGAGAGGTTTGACAACAGCATATACAACCTCAGATGGGCGGATAAGGGCGTACAGTGCGGAAACCGCAAGGACAAGCCAGGGAAACACAGAATGGTTATCTGCATAGGCGATGAGGAAGAAATCTTTTTCTCATGTCGGGAGGCGGAACGACTGTACAACCTACCGCCGAACTCGGTCGGTAAGGTATGCCGCGGAGAACTAGAATCCATATATGGTTATAGATTTGGATATTTATAAGGAGATCAGAGATGGGAAAAGATTGGACCGGAAATGGCAAGAGTATTTTTACAACCCTTGGCGCATCCAACCACACAGAGAAAGAAAGAGAGATTAACGACTACTATGCGACAGACCCTATCGCAGTAGACACATTGTTACAGGGGGGGCAGAACTGAATCATAAGATTTGGGAGTGCTCTGCAGGACAAGGACACTTATCAGAACGTCTCATAGAACTCGGTTATGAGGTCCGCAGTACGGATCTTATCGACAGAGGGTATGGAGAGGGTGGAATAGACTTCTTGCAGACAACAAAAATGTGGGATGGCGATATTCTTACCAATCCTCCATATAAGTACGCGAAAGAGTTTATTGAACACGCAATGACGATCATACCGGACGGGAGAAAAGTGTTCATGTTTCTTAAATTACAGTTTTTGGAGGGAAAGGCTAGAGGCGAACTGTTTAAGAAATACCCTCCGAGATATGTATATGTGTCACGCAGCCGTATTCTGTGCGCCAAAAACGGAATGTTTGAGGAAATGAAAGCCGGAGGCGGAAGTGCAGTTGCGTATGCGTGGTATGAGTTTCAAAAAGGTTATAAGGGAGTGAGCATTATTAAGTGGATAAATTAGATTTTGGTTACTACAACATGGACTGTATGGCCGGCATGAAACTTTTCCCTGATAAATACTTTGATGTGGCAATCGTAGACCCACCATACGGAATCAATGCGCCGAACATGGCGATGGGAACCAATAAGAGCCGGACGAAGAACGGTTATCCATCCGAAAGCACCGCAAGCAGATTGAAACGGAGTGGACAGGTAAAGGAATGGGATAGCAAACCGCCAACGGAGGAATACTTCAAAGAATTGTTTCGCGTATCGAAAAATCAGATTATATGGGGCGGAAATTATTTCAATCTGCCACCAACAAAGTGTTTTGTTGTATGGGATAAGGTGCAGCCGTGGGATGCCTTTTCACAAGCGGAGATTGCGTGGACTTCTTACAATCTCCCGGCAAAACTGTTCAGATACTCAAACACTGGCGGAACAAATTCAGAGAAGCGCATCCATCCAACCCAGAAGCCAATAGCATTGTACGAATATCTCGTAGGTGCTTTTAAGCTATCGGGGGGGGTGGTGCTTGACACCCATGTAGGATCTGCGTCAAGTCTCATCGCATATCACAGAACCGGCGTGAGGTTTGTAGGGTTTGAGATAGACACCGAGATGTATGAGGTTTCAAATGCGAGGTTGGAAAGAGAAAAAGCACAATTATCCCTGTTCGATTTAGGGATGGAAAGGAATGGAGATGAGTAGTTTTGTACCGATTTACGCGGTTGATTTTGACGGAACACTCTGCGAAAGTAAGTGGCCCGGAATTGGCGCGCCGAACAAAAAACTGATACAGCATCTTGTTCAACGCAGAACAGAGGGAGCAAAAGTGATCCTTTGGACTTGCAGAGTGGAAGAACATCTGAAAGAAGCGGTGGACTGGTGCAGTAAATTTGGCTTAGAGTTCGATGCGGTCAATGATAATCTGCCGGAAAACGTTGAAAAATATGGTAACAATCCAAGAAAAGTGTATGCCACTTGCTATATTGACGATTTGGCTGTTGATAAAAGAAAATACGATCTTCCGTTTCATGCGGACGAAAAGATCGACTATTCAAAATTCGATAAATACCCTCTCGGAAGTGAGTGGATGTTAAAGACGGAATATGCAGAGCTTCCGGTGGTAGTAGAAGAGGTAAATGCTTTTCACGGGTATATCAGTGTAAGAAGCACGAGCGAAGAGGATAAATTTAGATATTTTAAGGTTCGCCGTGATATTGAATGGTTTTATGACAAATTATTTCCAAAGGAGTGATGCGTTTATGAAGAAAAAGAAAATCAATCCGCAAGAATTTGACTGTGGATGCTGTGGAAATCAGATTTATAAGAGCCGCCTTAGAGACGAGGTAAAGTGTTGTTATTGCGGTTATATCAATCATGTAGGGAAATACACAGGTAGGAGGAAGAGACTTGGATAAAACGAAAATAGAGTGGGCTGACAGCACATGGAATCCGATTACCGGCTGCCGTCATAAATGCCCTTATTGTTATGCTAGAGGTATTGCAAACCGCTTTGTATCACGGAAAGGATGCCATCTGGTAGAACCTGAGACATACAAACTCGGAGACGATGGTTCTGAAACTTATGAGATCAATGAGCAACCGTATTATGTTGATGATGAGACCGGAAAACAATTCAGATGTGCCTATCCGCATGGATTTGTGCCGACAATCCACAGATACCGCATGGGAGAATACAGAGACAAAAAGAGGCAGAGAAATATCTTTGTCGGTTCAATGTCGGATGTGTTTGGAGAGTGGGTTCCTGATAGATGGATCAGGGAAGTGTTTAATGCTTGTGAGAAAGCTCCACAGCATAATTACCTCTTCCTCACGAAGAATCCCAGAAGATATATGGAGCTGCATCGTTACGGAGAATTACCACTCAGAGATAATATGTGGTACGGAACGACAGTCACAGATCCAGATACGGAGTATATGGGGCAGGACGGACACTATGAGTTCCATACGTTTTTGTCAGTAGAGCCTATACTGGCAGACTTCGGAGAGCTGAGTGAGAAATCATACATCCCGGAGTGGATAATCGTAGGAGCTGAGACTGGCAGCAGAAAAGATAAAGTCATACCAAGACGAGAATGGATTGAAAATATTGTGGAGCAGTGCAGAAAGTACAACATACCGGTATTTATGAAACCGAGCCTCACGGACATTTGGGGCGAAGAACTCATTCAAGAGTTTCCGAAAGCCCTTATTCATGCCTGATTTATTCCAGAGCATTGATAAGAATATGCTTAAATCGCCGGTAGCGTACTGCAAAACACATAAAGGGTATCTATCAACGAAGCAAATGAAAGTCCATAAGTGCCTGCAGATAGGATGCACTGGACTGGAAAGGTTGGAACATCCCTACTGGGAGGAACGCCAACGGAAAAAGGATGAAGCAAAGAGGAAAAAGAAGCAACAGTAAATTGGTTCACGTTTCATTTGATGAAGTAGAAAGATTTGTTCCGAGAGTTCCGAAACAGATTTGCCCGGATGAGGATAACACCACTCCGAGGATATGCGTAGCACCTAACATATTGAGTGCAATCCAGGCGATGCCGCAAGGCGGAACAGTGGCGTACAACATGGCAAGAATCGGTGTGCCGGTTGTTATCCATGCGTATTACATAGAGAGTGATGCTATCCTCATGCCGGAGCAGATAGCGGATAAAGTGCCGGATGCCGTTGCCACAGGAGAAATGTGGGTTATGGCAGTTCCGGCAGCAGTCCGGCGGATAGATTACGAGATTGTTGATCCGTATGTGCCTATGAGGATTGATAGGAATGGCACGAGAGAACGATTTCTTGTATGGTACGGAGAATTGAAACGGGTTCGGTATCAGGATAATTGGAGAAATCTATCTACCAGAACAGCCAGAAATCAAAAGGCGGTAGAGTGGTTTATGGAAAATAAGCCAGACATATCGTACAGAACATTTATGTCAAATATGGACGATGAACTATTGAAATCATTCCATGTGGAATTACAGGAGGTATGGGAGTGAACAAACAGAAGAAATTAGCAAAACAGAACACGCCGTTGTATAAGAGAGTACCGACACTTAATCTGGTGGACTATTCAGATATAAAAGTGCCGCTAGTAGTGATATATGACAGTCCGAAAGACTTTCCGGGAAAAGTGGTGGCAAGAGTATGGGACGGAGAGAAGAATCGGCCAACGAATGTTTACTGCGAATATGAAAACCTTAAAAGATGCGAAGATGATGTAATGTCAGCCGGATTTATTTTTAAGTTCCCAAGGACACCGGAGGACGATGCGTGCATTGTTGAAACATACATGAGATAGGAGGATTGCAATGGCAAAGAAGAGAAGCTGCCGCAGAACAGTAAATGAAGATAAGGTACATGAAAAAGCAGTTAAAATCCGCAAAATGACAGATGAGCAGTTGGTGCAGTATGTCAATGACAGAGTGGAAAAAGCCAGGAGTGAGGGATTTAATCAGGGAAAGAAATCGGCTACCGGAATGACGGTCAATGATTTTCTGAAAGAAATCTCAAAAATCAAAGGTGTCGGAGATGCCACAATCTGCAAAATCATGGAGCATTTCAGAGAGAAAGGGATTAAGGATGGAAAAGACACCACTACAAATATTTGAGGAACGTAACGAAAAGGATTGCTGTCTTAACTGCAAAAAGCTGATTGTAAAGCAGACAGACGCAGGACATATAAATTTCTGTGGAGAAACAGGAAAGATCATTCTCGATATGTTCCTTGATGTTGGAACTCATTTTCCAAAATGCAAATATGAGAGAAAGGAGTAAGCCATGCGTGTACAGAATCACATACCAATCAAGGCAGTAGCCATCAGAGAAGAGGACGGATTGGAAATCGGAACTGAATATGATGTAGAGGATATTATGATGGGGCAGAGCAATACGAGTGTGGAGTTGGTAGGGACAAAAGGAACATACAACAGTATCTCATTCAAATTTATGCCCAATGGCAGAGAAATTGACATTTTTAGAAGTCCTCTGATAAATCCATATATGAAATTTGACGGCAACAATGGGATTTGCTACAAGGAGTGGATTGGCCAATGATAAAAACATGGTATGAGGAATATGAGAAGATAAAGGATAAGGCGGTAGTGGTATATGGATATGAGTGGGAGTCTATGGCAGATGAACAGAAAGAGAAGATCCTAGCAGAAAAAACCGTGATAATGAGCGGAGACAGCGGATATGCCTGCAAACGCTATCAAATTATCGGAAACGCAAACAATCTGTCAGACCATGAATGTGCCATAATAGCGGATGGCGGAAACCTCTGCTTTGGGTACAGAATGGAGGGACAGGAAATTGTTGTATACACAGATTAAAGGAGGACAATATGGAAGCAAGAGAACTGGCAAATAAGCTCTATGGACGAGCATACGGAGATAGTTTCGATGATGTACTGGAAGAGGCAAAACAGAGCGGCCTCGTCATTGTGACGGGCGCATCAGATGATTTGATGGAGTTCAATGGAGCAATCTGCGATGAGGGAGGTTGTTTCGATGGTGGAAGAGTTTATTTCGATAAGGACGGAGTAGATCAGGAGGGAGAAGAACGTGCCAACTGGATAGATGCCAGATGGTGTGATGGAATGAACCGAGACGGACTTCCGGCAACATGGACGTATGAGACAGAAATTCCTTGTGAGAGATTTGATATTTGGGAAGATGGAGAGGTCTACTGTGTAGGTCTTGTATTCTCAATCGAGGATCTGAAATGAAAACCGCTGAAACTGTAGCACTGGAAAAAGCAATCAGATGGGCCACAAGAAAGACCGGTGTATTTGGCTGCTATGAGGTAACAATCGGATTTTGCGGAAGAGAAAGAGTTGATTACATGACCTATGACACCAAGGGAGTGTTCCGGTGCTATGAAATTAAGGTGTCGAAAGCGGACTTCCATAGTGCTGCTGCAAAATCCTTTGTAGGCCATTACAACTATTATGTTCTCACAAGGGAATTATACAATCAGGTCAAGGAAGAGATACCGGACTGGATTGGTGTCTATATCGGAGATTACTGCGCTAAGAAAGCAAAGAAACAGGATTTATCCGGCAGAGAGTATAAAATGCGCCGTTCAGTCAATGGACGCAGTACAGAGGTATCTACTCTGTGGGTAGATATGCTCAAAGAGAGCATGATTCGTTCGTTGTATCGGGATTCTGATAAGCTGATACAGACGGAGGATGAGCAGTATATAAGCCGTCTCAGAAGTCAGATTGATAAGGCAAGGACTGAAAGGGACAGAGAATCAAAGAAGTATCTCAGATTATGGAAAGCCGTAAGGAAAGAATTTGGCGATGAAAAGGCATGGGAACTCATAGAAAAGGCAGAGGAATAAAACCTCTGCCTTAAATCATTTCCTGCCATTTATGGCAATCACTACATCATCAAAACCGGAATCAGAGTAGCAAGTGCCCTCCTGAGAAAGAGTTGTACCTGGCTGCAATTCTTGGTTATCATCCATAAAAGATAATTCGCTAAAATTAACCATCTTCCCATCTTTAAGGTACACCACATCCATACATACATAATCTGCGGCGGAAGTTCCGTTGTTTGTCACGGATGCAACAATGCCGCTGTTGGTAGTATTGTAGTCAACGGATAAGTCAGAATAGACAGGAGAGTATTCCTTTTCCTCTGATACCGACAGTGTGTAATCGAAACTATCAATCTTATCCCATTCATCAAATGTGGTCCATATACCGGCTGTTTGCCCTGGAGCAACCGCTTTTGTTCCATCGCCGGAAGAACCAACCATACTGCCGGAAGAATCCAATGCGGTCACATTCAGATCAATACTCACAACCTTATCTGAATTGTTTGTTACATACATAACGTAATACATAAAAGAATCATCCACAGTACAGGAATAATCCTGCGTACTCATCAAATCTGCAAGGTCTGTTTTGTCTTTACTTTCTGTCGTAGTCGTGACCGCAGTAGTGCCATTTTTGGTAGATGTACTGCCACCACAACCAGTCAAAAGAACGGCAGACAGTAACAGCATGGCAAAATATCTCATCTTCATAGACATATCCTCCCTATATAAATGTTTAGTCCATTATACATCAATGTGTCTATCAATGCCACATTATTCGCTTGCCTTGAAATTATATATAGGTTTCAGAATCGCAAGAATATCAACGGTTTCTCCAATACATTCCACAATCTCATCAATAGGCTTGTATGCCATCGGTGCCTCATCTATGGTTTCCTCTGACACAGAAGTAGTGTAGATACCGTCCATAGAGTGTGAATAGTCTCTCATGCTGAGAGTTTCCTTTGCTTTCATCCGGGACATAATCCGTCCGGCTCCGTGCGGTGCAGAACAGTTCCAATCCTCATTTCCCTTACCGGTTCCGAGAATACATCCGTCGCGCATATTGATGGGGATAAGAACCTTTTCTCCGTACTTGGCAGAGATAGCACCTTTACGGACGATGTTGGAGTCGTGGTCGATATAATTGTGGATGCACTCAAAGAAGTCCGGCATATCTGCATCAACACCCCATCCCATGTGATTGCATATAATCTGAGCAATCATAACACGGTTCATGTAGGCAAACTTCTGACATATCCTCATATCATGGAGATACTGTTCACGGTACTTACCCTCTAAATAACAGAGGTCTTTCGGCAATTTCGGAGTGACAGCACGGAAGTTTCGGCGCAGCTCCTTGATTGCGGATTCAATCTCAGATTTTCTTCCAGCGGCTTTGTAGTCGGCAATGAGCTTTTCCTGACGATCATACAAATCATCCTTACCGCACATCAACTCATAGGCAAGGTTCTGATAGTAGTCTGCCACCTGTTTCCCAAGATTGCGGCTGCCAGTATGGATAATCAGATACTTATAACCGTCCTCTGCAACATCAACCTCAATGAAATGATTGCCACCGCCGAGAGTGCCAATAGAGCGTTCGAGACGTTTGGTATCTTTTAATTCCCGGTAACAATAAAGCTCTTTCAATTCTTCAAAACGCATTTGCCGCCCATCATGCACATTTTTCCCACTTGGAACATAGGTGCGGATAACACGATCTAAAGCATTCAATGTAACAGCATTAAAATCCCTATGCCCTAAACTGACGCAAAGCATACCGCATCCAATATCCACGCCAACGATGTTTGGAATTACTTTGTTTCCGAGATCCGCAGTAAAGCCAATGACGCATCCCTTTCCGGCGTGAACATCCGGCATGATACGAACCTTACAGTCCTTAAAGGCATCCTGAGACAGAAGAGTGTTAATCTGTTCCAAAGCCTCATCTTCGATGGTTTTTGCATAAACTTTCAAATTACTCATAGTGATCCTCCTATACTTTGTATGTTTTGTTATTTCCAGAATTTCCATTGTATTTTGTGAAAGGGCGAACCCATACACGTTTACCGGTTTTGGTAGTTCGGTAAAATCCCTCACACTTACCTGTTCGGTAGGCTTTGTGTAGTGCCTTTTTGTACCGTCTGCAGGAACAGGCCTGCTATCAATGCGGTATGTGGTTATCAGTGGTGTAGCACCGCCGGAACGGCGCAGGATTTTTCGATGCTTATGAGAAATGCGTTTCTCTTTCTGCTCCGTAGTCTCAATGCAGTTGCGGTAATGAGTTGCAAAACACATGAGAGAATGGAACTTCAATGCCTCCTTGTATGGCGTTCTGTCAGCGGCAAGAACCATCCGGGCAACCTTTCGTTTCTCTTTGCTTAATCCGGCAGGAAAGACAATGTTTTCGATTTCCTGAGTTTTCGGATCATACCGATAATTGCAGACATACACGCCACCCATATACAGATGCAGCCTGACGAATACACCCTCCTGCTCATAATAGAATTTAATATCTTCCTCCGGCAGCTCAACCAATGCGGAGGGGATGGGGATGCGGAACTCTTCGACATCCAACCAATCTTTATTTTGCTGATACCATTCAATGATCTTCTCTGTTTTCCCGATGGTATCGACTATGATTTTATTGCAGTTTGTAATATCAATCATGCCTAAGACCTCCATTTCTTCAATGGTTCCTTATAGCATTTGTCTATTTGGACACGTTCTTATCAAGCGGCATCGTGCGCTCCGCCGGAGATACGCGAATGTCAGGAGATCCCACTATCCTTATCCGGTTTCGCATTAAAGCCGGAAAACCTGTCAACCAACAAAGGGATGGTGTATGCCGTTATCAACCCTCATACCGGCAGCAGTTTTCACATTAAAAACTGCCAGAAACCTGTTACACGACACTCAAATAGACAAATCTTATAAGGAACCATTACTATATATGCGCCTCATTTGGGGCGGTAAATAATATCAACGTGGGAATCTAATGCCTGTTCAATCTTTTCGTCCGTAACACCCAAGTAACGAGCCGTAACGGCGGCGGAACTGTGCTGATACAGGCGGCGGACCAGTTCAATGTCCTTTCCATTCTTGTAGTAAATCTCTGTTCCGAAGTATTTACGGAACGAATGGGTGGATATATCCTCATACCCAGGACCGAGCCAGTCGCAAACCTTTTTCAGATGCTTTTGCACTGCCCGGACACCGATAGGGAATATCAGATCATCGCCCTCAATGCCCTCAGAGTCCGCATATTCAAGGAGGAAGTTGTAGACCTGTTCCTGAACCTTGAAACGGCGAACCTTTCCGGTCTTATGCTCAATAATATTAAAAGCGTGACCGGATGGCGTCTTGATAAAAGAGGAACGCCGGAGGGAGAGTGTATCTCCAATACGCAATCCTACATTCGCCTCAATAACGAGGATCGTAGCAATCCTGAGATTAGGCTGTATGCAGTCTCCAATGCCCTCATATAAAGTTTTTATGATAGTCTCGTACTGTTCATGCGTACAAGCTGTTGTTGTCTTTCCTGCCATTCTAACCATCCTCCTACTTACTGATTTTTCATCAAACCGGCAACGACATTGTTGATTGCCGTCTCAGATACAAACCCACCTTGCAACCTTACCGGGGAAAGAGAACCGTTAGGGAGAAAGAGCATATCGCCATGTCCCATGAGCTTTTCGCCGCCGGCCATATCCAATGCAACCATAGAGTTTGTGACTGTACCAACACGGAGACAGATCTTTGTAGGCATATTTGCCTTAATCAATCCAGTAACAACCTTTGCAACCGGGTACTGTGTAGCGATTACAAGGTGGATGCCACAGGCACGGGCTTTCTGTGCAATTCTTACAATATGTCCCTCAACGGATTTTCCACCCATGCTCATAAGGTCGGATAACTCATCAATGAAAACTATGTCACGCCTCATAGGAGCATCTGCGAACTTTGTATTGTAGCTGTCAATGTCACGGCAGCCGGTAGAGGCAAGAATGGAGTAGCGGCGATCCATCTCAATACAAAGGTTCTTCAATAGTTCAACCGCACCATTTACCTCAGATACAACCGTACACGCTGCAAGGTTCTTGTAATACTCAAACTCTGTTGCTTTTGGGTCAATGATATATAAGTGCATCTGTGCCGGATTCTTTTTCATCAATAGAGACAAGATGAGGTTATGCAGAACGATTGATTTACCAGATCCGGTCATACCAGAAATGAGGATATGGCAAGCCTTGGCAATATCAATGTAATGCTTGGAACCATCAACCGCCATGCCGATTGCCATTGTAAAACCATCGGAGGACTGAAACTCATTATCAATAAGCATATCCCCCAGGAACACGGTTTCTGTACCGGTAGGGACCTCAATATACACATAACCATTATCAAATCTCAAAGAGGCGTTGCAGTGTAAGGCTGCCTGAAATTCCTTTTCACGTCTCAAAATGGCTTGCACCTGAGTTCCGGGAGCCGGTTCAATAACATACTGTGTAAGGCGTGGTCCTTGATTGATTTTTGCAAGGGTGGAGCGGAGGCGGAAAGAGTTCAATACACTCAATATGGTTTCGGCTTCGTTCTTTACTCCATGAGATTCCCATGAGGTGTGATAAGTCATATTGCCATCAACGGCAGGGAAGATATACGGCTTTGTAAGGTCATACGCCGGAGCGGTGGCAGCGGTCTGCCTCTCTGCAGACTCTTTCAGTCCTGCATTGAGAAGTGTGCGGGCCTCGCTGTGTTTTCTATTTGCGGTCAATGCCTCCATACAGTTAATAAATACGCTTTTCTTTCTCATGGTTCTCAATCCTTTCTTTACCGGATGCCGGTAGTACACAACTTTCTGTTTAATGCCTGTAATTCTTTGATGTGTATGTCAATAGCTTTCTGCGATTCAGTGTCACATACAAGGCGTTGCGCCTGCCCTGCGTTCTCTATCATCGTCAATACACTGTCACTCAATAATGTCTGTTCTCTATCTGTCAATGAAATAACTACCACGTTCATACCTCCTACCACATATCATTACTTGAAAAAGTATTCAAAAGGATCTCATTGTCGGTTTCTGTTATATCCAGATAGTTGCCGGAATCATCAATAATACTCAATGCTTTTTCTTTGGTTATAGGTCTTTTCTCTGCGCCCCTAAAAGCGAAGCCATAGCGGAACATCAAAGGCTTTTCGGATGCCTCAACAACTTCCCTTGCCTTGCTTCTGTCCAAGGTACCTTTATAGAATGACATTTCTAACATTTTGTGTTACCTCCATATTACAACGTGTTACATATCGTTACAATGTAACGGATTAGATTAAAATACTCTCAATCAATCGGCGGTTTCCGGGTGTAACCTCTCCGCCGTAGTTGGAAACGGTTAGAATCAGGTCAATAGCTGTTCTCAATCCTCGAAGCTCGGCAGATACCCGGCTGCGCTCATTGTGGTAATTTTTCAACGCCTCACGCTGAATAGGAAGCTCAATAGAAAGCTCAAAGCGTGTGCGGCGCGGCGTGGATGGGTTGTTATAGGTGCGATCCATTGCATCAATGGCAGCCATGCGGCGATCCTCTTCAATGCTCATGCGTTTTTCTGTTGCTTCAAGGCTTGACACCTTGGCCTGCAGTAACTCAAAACTGCTCATACCGTTCTCAATTCTCAATGCTGTATTATTCATGGTTTCTTATCCTCCTAAATTCAATATGTTATGCTGTGACTACTTCATAATTTGCCGGAATCCTGGTTGCTGGCATATAACGGCCGGATGATTGGCAGAACTAGAAAGGGCGTTTGAACTGATACGCCGCGGCGTGTTTCAATAGTTCGATGCTTTCCCCGGTGTGGAGAGTAAAGCGGATCACTGCGCCGACAGGTAAATTTTTCAATGCGTGCGGATCTTTCTTTGCTTCAATGTTCTTTCTGCATCTCTCGCGCCAGTTATTGGCATATTCTGAATCAATAGGGGAGAGAAGAGAGAGAATAGAAGCCGGGCAATGATCTTCACATGGTCCCATGCTTTCCTCCATCGTCTTAACTCCAAAGTTGAAATAATCCCGGTTGTTTGTGTGCGTCAATGCAACGGCGGCGAATGTCTCAACCTCTCCGGTGCTCAATACGGTTGCTTTTACTGCGGCGTAATATGTAGCACCGACCATGCAAGAGCGGACAACCTCATATTTTTTCGTGTCGTTCTGCCAGGCGTAAAGCTCGTCAATTTCTGCCTTTTTGTCAATAGCTCCGGTTCTGGTGTAGTGTGTTGCGTGTGTATAATCCCATCCCATGATATAAACCTCCTTAATCTCTTACCGGCTCGCATTGTAAACAATGGTTTTTGCTAAAGGTTATCAATGCTTTTTTTGTGCCGTTCTCATGCTTGAAATTCTCAAAAAACTTTATCAATGTATCAAACTTGTAATAGTGCAAGCCTATTTCTGAATACTCAATATAGCGGCGATCCGTTATATAGGTTCCTTGGTTGTCGGTGTACTTCTTAAAAAAACGCAGTTTTTCTATATATTCATCAATATTTACTGTTTGCCCCTCTTGCAGATGTTCCAATACTGCGGAGCGGTTCAGATATTTATAAGCCATCCTAAAGCCTCCGATCTCTCAATATATCCGGCGGAGCTGGGGCGGATGATTCGCCGCCGTCCGTCTATGCCTGCCATACTCCGCAATATTTACAAGTGCTATTAGGTGCTTCGGGTTCTCCGAAGATAAACCGGCGGATCTGGTCTTGCATGGTGTCCGGGATAAGCCGCGCCCACTGTGTAGCGTTCCGCCATCGGTTCACGGCCCTAGCTGCAATATAAAGCCGGTTGCGTGTCTCTGTGTCCATTTGGAAAACCTCCGCCAATGTGTCAACGGCGTTTTGTTCCCTGTCGTGAACCTCTCGCGCATAATTAACATGATTTTTTCGGGTTGTGATTTCCTCAAATGGACCACGGTATAAGGTTTTAGAGCTATAACAATATTCGTTGTAGGCCTCATTTTCTGCGGTTACTGCGTCAATAAGTCTTTCAATGTCAATTTTCATACTATGCGACCCCTTTCTTTTTGGGCTCCATCTTGGAGAGTTTCACAATATCATAAAATGGAATAGAGGAGCGGGAACCGCGGAAAGTGTCGCGGATGTCCTCAATATAATTGTATCGTGTTTTCAATTCTTCAATATCTGCGGCTATTTCCTCATATTCTGCCGGGGTCAAGTCGTGTAAATGGCAATGATCCCACTTTTCAAAGAAACGGCGAGCCGGGGAGAACTTCGGCAGCAAATCCCGCTGAGCCTGTCCGCCTCTGGTGTAGTCTAGTTTGCTTCTGCAGAACTCATTCGCAGAGGTTGAGAAGTACGGCGCGGAGTTGGTGCCGAGTGTGTAAAAATTTACTTCAAAAGTGATCAATTTTGAAATCTGGAAACAATACATAAATTCTTTCATAACTCTATACAACCTCCTTTGCTGCTTCTCTTGCGCCCCATTTTGTAGCGTGTTCCTGGAACTCTCCGACCGTCTCAACGTGGAGAAAGTCAGGAGAGAAACGGCGCACGGTGTAAGCTCTGCGGCTGCCGTCAAAATTGTTTTCACTGGTAACAAAACAGCGGTTTTTATATAAAGCGGACTCTATACGAGATCCCCAATATTTGAAAGTTTCACGGTCGAAAAAGTGGCCTTTTCCGGTTCTATAAATGGCTTTTGCCTCTGCTAATGTAATCATATATAAGCCTCCTATATTTTGAGAGGGAGCGCCCCGGAGGGCGCGCGCCTCGTTTCTGTCAATTAGTAATTTTCGTAATATTCATTAAGGGCGGTTTTTTCGTCCTCTGTAAAAATACGGTCAATAGCTGCTGCGGTACGCTTGCAAGCCTTATAGGCCTTTAAGCCTTTGCGAACCTGATCCGCTCCGCCGTCAATATATCCAAACTCTGTTAAAAAGTCCGCCTCATCTGTGCAACTATCAGCACAAGAAGCATCAGACAAGAGACAATATAAACAATCTTCCTTTGTTGGCTCATGCGTTGCGCTTGGGTTGCATTGATAATCAAAAGTGTAGCGGCGATTATTTGTCGGGTTGATAATGCGGCATTTATAGAGAACGTGGGACGGTGTAAAAAGATCCTTTTGTTCGTCTGCCTCTGTTGCTGTGAATTTCAAAGATTCAATAATTTTTTCTGCTGTCATGGTCTTTCCCTCTCTTTTCTGTTGTTCCATCCGGGAAAGCCTGTTATAATAGGAGACAAGCCCCGGAGGGGTGGCGGCGGTCCGTGTCGCTTGGTAGGTGTAGCGGATCGCCCTTTTTTATTTTGTTTCAATAGGTCGTTTGCGTCAGACTTGCAGACGGCGGCTTGTCGGGGGTTCGCCCGGGCCATTCCCTTTTATGCTGCGTGTATATGGCCAACTCGTTCCAGCCATCGCCCCGGCTCAATAGTTCCGGAGCGGTTCCCGCTTTCCCCTGGGAGCGTCGGGGGCGTTAATCATTGTTAGAGTGCTAACTGCTTTCACTCGATGCCGGGCCGGTTTTATACCGCTTTCCCGATCTCGTGCGGTTCTGAAAGTTTCAAAGTGCTTTCATACTTCCAATAACTTAATTATCTTTTTTATATGTGCGGTGTGAATTGGTACACCCTAGCACAGGTTTACAATTTTCCTTTTGCCTGATATATGCACTCATTACCACAGGGGCAGCCCTCACAGGAGATACAAGCCGGAGGCGGTGGGGCGTGTGTTTCGGTCTCGTCTTAATAAGTGCCGCGCCGCCGTTGCCTTGGTCCGGGTTGGTTCCCTTGGTCCGGTCTGCGGTGCGTTGTTCTTTTGGGGTACACCGTGCGCCCTTGCCTGCGCTTGTTTATTCTACTGAACGCCCGGCGGTTCGTTGTTGTCCGTTGCGGTTCGTTCCTTATGCTTGTATTGTAAAGCGTATTCTTTACAAAGTCAAGCGAAAAATTTACAAATTATTGCGGTTTGTGAAATATATATAGCCGACTAAACAAAATAAGGGCGGTTTGTTGTGTAAATTGTACACTTTACAAAGTGCAAGAAAACCACGGCGCAGTGTTTACCATGTAAACGGCAGACTTGACAGGCGGCGCAGATTCCTATATTATAGGGGTATAGAATAGAAAGGAGGGCGGAGCCGGTGCGGTTGAGTTTTGGCGAAAAAATGCGCGTTATGATGAAACGGCGCGGGGTATCGGTGCAAGAGGTGGCGGATCGTCTGGGCGTGTCCCGGCAGAACGTAAACCAGAGACTAAACGCCGATAAATTCACGCTTGACGATATGGAGAAATACGCCGCCGCCATTGGTTGCGGTATAGAGATAGAAATAACAGAGCCGCCGGAGGGCGGAGCAGATCCACATATAAAATAAATAAGGATAGCCGAAAAAGTAGAACGTAGGGCACAGAGAGAAGCGAAAAAGCAGCTTTTCCCGGTGTCCTTTTTATTTTGCTCGTGTGACAGTGCAGGACCGCCACAGAGGGCACAGAGGAAAGGAGGGCGCAGAGATGGCAACAGAGAAGAAAGAAACGGCGCAGAGAGACGAAAACGGAGTAAGGAAACAGAGTTATAAACGTTTTAAGGAGGGGCGCGACTATGAACCAACGGACGCAGAAGCAACGGCGGTTTTATGTGATGCCTTTTTAACTGGATTCTTACAGACAGAGGAAACGCCGGAGGGCGGAGAGGTACAGAACAAAGGGGGACGGCCTAGGAAGTTGGAAACCGTAGAAGAATTTACAGAGGTAGCGGAAAAGTACATTTTATATATTAAGGATAGAGCGGCGGAGGGTGTGCGCTTGGTGCCTGATGTAGAGGGCTTTTGTAGTTTTGCCGGGATTTCTAGGGAAACGCTTAATAATTGGGAAACAGCCCGCCCGGGTGCGTATTCTGACACAATAAAAAGACTGAAAACAAGTATAGCAGCATTTAAGAAACAACTTGCTTTTGCTGGCAAGATCCCGCCGATCGTATTCGCTACGGATATGAACAACAACCACGGATATACACAGGCGGCGCAAAAGATAGATTTAAACGTTGGAAAACAGGCGGCAGAACTACCAACAGCGGCAGAGATTGCGCAGCGTTTACCGGTGGAAATGAGCGGAAAAGATCCGGCAGACACGGACGAAGATATAAATATATAGCATTTATGCGGTTTTGCGGTTCGTTTTCTTTTACTTTTACGAACTCCGGCACGTTTCCGGCGGTTCTGGTGTGGCAATCCGTGGACAGGTCCGGCAGCTTATACCCTGGGGCGGGGGTGTAGAGCGGAGCGGATCAGGGGCAACTCACCCCTCTGAGTTCCCAAAAAATTAAAAAGCCCAAAACCACACCAATCGTAAAATGGCAAAGAACCCTATTACCGTAAACCACCCAATTTACAATGTAAGTATAAACACGGCATCCGAATAACGAAAGGAAAGTGAGGACTTTACAAAACCACAAAATCCAAAATCGGCGGATGCCTACCGGCATAGAAAGAGAGAAATATGGAACAGAACAAAGAAACAGCAACACAGAATAAGCAGAGAGAGGCGGAAGTATGCAGAGAGAAGAAACAGACCGCATGGGACAAATGGAAAGAGGACACACTGCGGAAGTTCAACCGGACTGCATGACAGAGGCATACACCGTAGGAATCTCTGAAACGCATATCAGAAACAATGCAACGGTATTCCGAGTATGGCAGATGATAGAGTGTGGAGAACTTACCAGAGAAGAGGGATTGTACCTCATGGTAAATACGCTTGCGGATGAAAACCATCGTCTGAATCAAATGTGTAATGACCTCATAATGAGGATGCCGTCACGTCTGCACGTAGAAACGATAACAGGCGAAAAATAAAAATCGGCGGAGGCTTACGCCTCATAGGAGGTAAAACCGGATGAGCAATGAAAACAGCAATTCCCAAAATTCCCCGGAAAATAAAAAGAGGTCTTGGTACTGGGAAGATAAACCGGTATATCCGTTTGTGGGAAATGCGGAGAGATAAGAATTGAGAAATTTTTAGTGTAAAAGACGGAGGTAGAGAGATGGTAAAGACGGTTGTTGCGGTTATCGTAGGGTTAGTTTTGCTCAATACAGCGTGGTTTGTATTGAAAATTGTGATTCTGATAGTGGCAGAGAGAAGAGAATACGAAAAATACAGATACAAAAGCCCTTATCAGTCTCCACACAGAGAGGCTTTTATTATGGAGTGCTCAGACCCGAATAGCAGTCCATACGCAAGGCAGTTGGATAAGTGCATCAAAAAGATGGATAGGGAACAGAAACGCATAGCGAAAATCAAATTGAAATCAGACAAGAAACTGTCGAATATGAGCATTTAGAGAATTTTGACGTATCGGAGGATGTGCGAAATGGACAGACCGGTAGAAATCACAAGAAGCTATGCAGAGTGCAAATTCTGTAACGATATTGCTGATATGTGCAATGAGATACCAGATTGTACTCACTGTGAGAATAGAAAAGGAACATGGATAGATACAATCACGAGCCTGCTTGGCACAAAAGCGGTTGTCGTTCTGGAAGATGGCAAAGTGGAGACATATCCACTGGATAGACTTAAAGTTATCACAAAGAGGGAGAGATAATGAAAATTATTGAAGAAATTGGCGAAGCTGCAATGTTGGAACAGCTTGCAGAGGAATGTACCGAACTTGCAAAGGCAGCACTCAAAATGGCAAGGATCATACGAAAAGAGAATCCGACACCTGTAACAGAGAAAGATGCTATTGCAAATATCAGAGAAGAGTACACGGATGTCGTACAGTGTGCCGGAGAACTTTCATTGACCGTAGATGAGGAACAGATGGCACGCAAATACGAACGGTGGGAAAAGAGAGTGAGGGATAGAACATGATACCATTCAGGCATTGCATAAGGGAACCGCACGGATCGGCAGTGAAATTTGAGATACTGGCAGCAGCACCGAATGAGTTTCAGGTACGTTACCCAGATTATGATTACATTAAAATGGGAGTCGGACCATCAGTGATGTATAACAGAGAACAATTACTGTGTTTCCTATTGGCGTATGACAAGACAGAGTGCCTTGAATTTATGGAAAAACTGTATCATCACATGGGATGGTCTACAGAAAAGCTGCATGAGAATCCGGCGTTTGCCGAAGTGATAAAGGAGAAAGAGGCATGATAGCACGTTTCTTACAGAATATTGTCGTAAATGACATTGAGAAGAATATGGAAATGACTATTGATAAGGGCGAAGAACTTTTTGCCATCGACAGAGGAACCCATTATGAGCTGAGAAAGGCTGACGGATGGGGAACTATGGCTCCGAAAGAGTGCGAGGGCGAATATTATGAGATCATCAAAGAATAAAAATCCGTGTTTTGATTGCCTTGCATCAGAAAAAGAAAATGAGGAAGTGTGCAAGACCATACGGGCGATGCTGAATAAAAGCAATAGCGTACAGGTGGAAATGAAAGATCCGGGCAGCATAGGAACATTAACCATAGGGGATTGCACATATAATGTTTATCTTGGAAACACAACACTGAATAAATTGCGGTGTTTGCCTGATAAGGATGTGTATAAACGTGTATTCACACTGATAGAGGCGTAGGAGGAATATGGATGGAAAATGAGACCAAACCACAGCTCTTTATCATGGATGAACGGCTCGGAGATCCCATACCGCTTGCGGAAATTAAGGAAATATCCGAGCCTACACTGGATGAAGAGTATGATATGCCGGATATTTCTCATCTGAAAGAGGGATTTGAAATACCTTTTAAAGTGAAAATGAAGAAATCTGCCATAAACAAACTGTTTCAACCGTGTTTTGGCAGAGAACCTTACAGGAATCTCGAAAAATGTGCCAAGTGCATACTGAAAAAGGACTGCGTTGTGGCGAAAATCGAGAACAATTTCAACATGAGATTAAGGGCATACCACCCTTGATAATAAATCACAAGGAGGACACCAATGGAAGAGAAAGAAAAGAAACCGTGGAGACCGCCAGAAGCGGCGCATTTACCCGATCCGATAGCGTTTGCCATGCAGGGTTTTGAACGCTTTGGATTACCGAAAGAACGGCTGATACCACCATTACAAACATTTGACAGAGTGATGCAACACTCGGCATTTACCGAAAACCGATGGTGGGAAAATGCAAGACAGGTAACGGCAACATCATCGGCAGAACAGTGGCGGAGAGTGAGCATCGAAAGAGCACGCTGCCTCGGAGAACCATGGCCGGATTTTGATGATATACCGGTTGCGAGTATCACAGAGGATTTTTCACAGAAATGTCAAAATGCCACAATCGGATTGTTAAGAGATCAGGTTATAGCGTCATGCGCTATTCCGGGAGAAACATCGTTTAGAGACATTTTTAACCAGTTAGGTATTAAGGAGGACAATATGGATAGAAGTTTAGCGGACAAGAAATTTAAGAGAGTAACTATTGAGTGCGAGGACGGCACGACTTACGCTGGAAAGATCAATCATGTATGTGGCAGCCCGTATCGTTGCGACAAACTGTGTGTAGAAGCAATGGTTGAGGACAAGCCTATTGGAGCATACGGTATCGAGAAAGTCCTGTTCCAGAATCCGGCAACAATCGTATTTTGGTCTGACGGCACAAAGACGGTTGTAAACTGCATGGATAATGTGGAAATCAAGAAAAAGGTTGTTGATGGCAAGGAAATAACCATCCGTAAGCCTAAAAAGGCTGATACCTATTCCGAGGAAGCCGGTCTGGCTATGGCTATCGTGAAGAAATGGGCCGGCAACAACGGAAACTATAACAACATCTTCCGTGAGTTCATCCCCGGGATGGCGGAGTATGAAAAAGATGTAAAGAAATCTGCAAAGAAAGCTAAAAAGGCACAGAAATCGGAGGAATAACCAATGACGCTGAGGGAATTTGCCAAGGGATATGACGGAAACATTATGCTGAAAGCATTTGAGAATGAGAAATCAACAACTCCGACAGCGATTATGATGACTCAGATTACGGATTCTATCAAGGATGAGGTTCTTGACAAAGAAGTATACAGCTACACAATGGTTTGCGCTTCACTGTTTGAACGGTATCTGAGAGTGAATTTTGAAGCTGTGCCGGAGATCCCAAACGAAACGGAGGAAACCACATGAGAACCTATTTTTTTGACACAGAGTTTACTGGTCTGCGTAAGGACACAACTCTTATCAGCATAGGAATTGTCTCAGACACAGGAGATAGGTTCTATGCAGAGTTGACGGACTATGATGAGGGTATGTGTGATGAATGGATTGAGAAGAATGTTCTCGATCATTTGGTTTTGAGTGGCAATGCGGAGTTAGAAGAAAGTCTGGCAGCCGACAATAAAACAACGACTGTAATCGGCAGTAAGGCAGATGTTTGTTGCGAACTTATGGAATGGCTTGAAATGGACGCTAATTTTGACAGTGATTATGCTGCGGTATTCGTTTCAGATGTCTCGCATTACGATATGGTGTTACTGATTGACTTATTGGCAGGAAACGCTATGAAGTTGCCTGAGTTTATTACACCGGCTTGTCACGACATCAATCAGGACATTGCAACGATGCTTGATATTTCAGAAAAGGCAGCTTTTGACATTTCGAGAGAACAGCTCCTTACAGACAGAGGAATTGATTTGCCGAAAGGTCAAAAACACAATGCACTCTACGATGCGGAAGTTATCAAAGCGATATATGAGGACTTTTTCTCCGTTGTGTGGGGGGGGGTAAAACAGGGAGGTAAGAATGGATAAGGGACAAATCTTAATGGATTACCGCTTGGCGAAGAACCATAAGAGACAGATACCCATTCTTGCGGACTTGAATGTGTGCGACACACAGACAATAGCAGAAATTCTGGAAGAGGGCGGCTACAAGCGTATGTTCAATACGAATGGTGTGGATATTTCCGTGAAGAAAACAGAGATTGAGCAAAAGTATTTTTCCGGGGAATCCATAGCCACCCTTGCAATGGCATATCACATTTCAAAGAAACAGATTAAGGTACTTCTCGGAGTAGAAGAGACGGAGGAAAAAGGAACCATGTCTGAGCAGGAAATGATAAAGAAACTCGGAGAACTTACGAGCGAGGTTGAAAAACTGAAAGCAAACAAGAAATCTCTGGAAGAAAGAAATGCGCAAGTAGAAAAAGAGAATGATGATCTGAGGAAACAGATTGAACAGCTTGAAAGTTTCAATGCAGAGCTGGATGCCACAGTCAAGGAACAGACTGAAATGCTGAACGGTGGAAAGTTATATGAGAACTATCAGGAAGTTTGCATTAAGAACAGCAAGCTCAACGCAACGGTTGATGTCCTGGTAGAGAAAATCAGTATGCTAAAGGCGGTGGGCTGTCATGGATAATGGAATGGAACTCAGAGTGAAAGATTATTGCGCTTTCTGCCCTGATTTTGATGCTGATGTTGATAAGGTTGATATTACTGTATTGGCGGATCGTACACAAAGGGCATTAACGACTATCAGATGCAGACACGTCGAAAAGTGCGAAAGAATATACGGGAGAATACAGGAGGGCAGAACCAATGAAACAACGGTGGTACAAAGTAGTGTTTGAAACCATTGAGAGAAAACCAATCCGCAGAACTGTTACCGTATGCAGCACGGACAGTGTTCATGCGTCTGCTCTGGTATATCAACAGTTCGGCAGAAAGAAAATCAAGGTAAAATCTGCCAAGAAAGTAAAGGAGAGCGAATGATGGATAATTTAAACTTGAAACCGCAGTCCCCAGATGAAGTAAAAACCATGATGTGGACTGGGGAAAATCAGCGTGAAATGTTCGATCTGCTTACTTGCGGTAAGAAAATTGATGATTATATGACTGCCAGTGGAGAGAACTTTTTCATAGACCATAACACCGTAAAAGGTGGGTTGGTGCTCATTACCAACATAGGAAATCAGTGCGGATGCAAAATACCGGTAAAGATAGGGGATTATGTGTGCGGTCGCAGATATGGAGATAAATGGTGCTTTTCCGTTGCGGACGGTACAGCTTTTGAAAACAACACTTGCGGAACTCTCGAAAAGAGAGAGGGGAAAGAAAAACCGATAGACATATTCAAAAACCAGGAGCAGTTAGAAGAGTGCCTGAGAGAGTGGCAACACAGATTATTCCTTGATGGGTGGCTAATACTGGCACACGTTAAGGATAAGATTATGAACCCTAATGGAGAAGAGGTAATTGACGCTGCCGGATATAACACATTCATATTTGAATCCAGTCAGGCAAACATCCAGTTACTCAGCGATGAATCTTACAAAGAGAACAATACATTGTTCAAACACTGCATGGAAAAGGATCTTGTGCATGAACTTTTACATTGCAAGTACGATTGGATGGGATGCCAGGGTGGAACCTATGAGGGCGTGTATCTGGATGCGACCGAACACCAGAAGCTAGAGGAAATGGCAAAGAGTCTTATCATGGCAAAATATGGTGTCGGTTATGATTACTTCATGTGAGGTGCAATATGACAACGGTGGTGGTCTATAAGACCGATACAAAAGAAGTTCTGGCAGCTATTCCGATGGACGGCGGAGATGCCGTCTGCCGGAATGATGTGGAATTTCAGATTTACAACGGAACAGAGCCAATATTCACGGAAACTCCCGGAGGAATCGTATTGGCAGAAAACAAATTTATGATAAAGATGGAGGGCAACAACAATGAAAAATAA